GACCAGGTGCAGCATATGAGGATATGCTTCAATTTATAATAAGAAAGAAAGGCTTTTCATTAAAAGTTAAGTATGTGGTGTACTTGAAGGTATTGTTTAAGATGAAATGTTTTTGTGGATTGTTATATTTTTCATTACAGTAAATGGACAGACTGTACGACAGAACCTCCCTTCGGGGAGGTTTTGTGATATAGTGACACTATGAAATATAAAGTAAAAAAGAAAAAAGTTTCTAAAGGAAAGAAAAAGAAAAAAGGTTACTAATGGCTACATACCAAGGTAAGTCAGTTGAGTTAAATAAAGTTACTAGAATTGCTAAAAATGAATCAGAGTATGGAGCAAAAACATACAAAGTTTATGTACAAGATGGTAAAAAAATTAAAAAAATTACATTTGGTAATATAACAACTTTTTATAAATATTCTAAAAAAGAAAAAGAACAACTAGATGCATTTCGCAAAAGAATCGGAATGTCTAGAAAATTAATAGCAGGTAGATAATGGCTACATACCAAGGCAAGTCAGTTAAATTAAATTCACCTTCTAGAATAGGTAAAGGCGAACCTGGGTATGGTCGTAAGAAATCTAAAGTCTATGTTAAAAAGGGCGACAAAGTAATTAAGGTAATGTTTGGTGACCCTAACATGGAAATACGAAAAGATAATCCTGAAGCTCGTAAGAGTTTTAGAGCAAGACATAAATGCGATACCGCGACTGACAAAACCACAGCAAGGTATTGGTCTTGCAGAGCTTGGTGAGCTATGGCTATAAACAACCAAGAACAGTTATCTAGTAATTTACCTAAGAAGTATCAACTAGCACCTAAAGCTAATCAGAAATGTAGTAACTGTAGTTTCTATGAACCTTCAGGATACTGTACACTATGGAAAGCAACAGTGCAATCATTTGCATGGTGCGCTAAATGGAAAGGTGTTGTAAATGGCAGCTAAAAAAGGTTTATACCACAATATAAATAAAAGGAAAAAAGCAGGGACAAGTAGGTCTAAAAAGAACTCTACAATTAGTCCTAAAGCGTATGCTAATATGAAGGCAGGATTTCCTAAGAAAAAAAAGAAAACAACTAGTAAGAAAAAATAATTGAGTATTATAATCCCCTGTCCAAGATGTGGAGAGGTGTTGCTACCAAAGGACGACATGAAGTGTAAGAACAAAGAATGTGATAATTATGGCAGATAATAAATTTTGTTATGCTGCAGGTTGTCACAGACCATTACCTCCTAAAGCGAGAAAGTATTGTTCTACTCGTTGTTACAACAGAATTTCACAACAAAAGAAAAGAGCTAAAGCTAAAGGTATAGAGTGGACACAGGAAGATGACCAGTTAGTTATACCTAGCAAAAAAAATGTACAAAAACGAAGAGGCAAAGTTTATAAAGATATTGTCGAATCAGGTTTAGGCGAAGAGATACTAAAAGGTAAAAACACTATGTCTGATGTAGCCAAGATACTTAAAACATCTGTAGCTGCAGTTTCTATGGCATACAACGCATACATAGAAGATTTAGAAAATGATGAAGCTAAAGATGGTTGGGAACTTCCACAAGTAGCAGAGAAATCACTAGAAGATTTTAGAAAATTTAGAGATAGATATTTTCAAACAGAAAAAGGCGAACCATACGAAACGCCAGACTTTCACATTAAGTGGATTAATTCTATTTTAGAAGCTATAAAACATGGTGAACAACAAATGATATTATCTCCGCCTCGACATGGTAAGACTGATTTGCTTATACATTTTGCTGTATGGATAATTTGTACAACACCAAACATTCGTATTTTATGGGTAGGTGGTAACGAAGAGATTGCAAAGAACGCAGTAAGTTCTGTACTTGACCAACTTGAAAGTAACGAATTATTAATAGAAGAAATATGTGGACCTGGACCTAAATTTAAACCAAGTAGTAGAACAGGTAAGTCTTGGTCACAAAGTGGATTTACTGTAGGTACGAGAACAGTTACAGGTATCAAGAGTCCGACAATGGTTGGTCTTGGTCGTGGTGGTAAGATTCTATCTCGTGACTGTGACATAATTATTGCTGATGACATTGAGGACCACACATCTACAATGCAACCTGCATCAAGAGAAAATACAAGAAGTTGGTGGACAACAACTCTCTCTAGTCGTAAAGAGGAACACACCGCTATGGTTGTTATCGGTTCAAGACAACACTATGACGATTTATATTCACATCTTTTAGAAAACGAATCTTGGAAAACTATTGTAGAAGAAGCACATGATACAGGATGTAATTTACCTGACTGGGAAGAGGACAAACACCAGGACTGTATGTTGTGGCAAGGTAAAAGAACTTACAAATGGTTAATGGATAGAAA